ACTGAAATATCTGATACTATATTCTTTTCATAATTTGGAAGTGCCATTATTTAACACCTCCATTCGTTTTTAAATTATCCGTGTGTGTGTGTGTGTGTGTGTGTGTACAGCCTCAAGGCTTACGAGATTTTTATTCATATTAAATCTTCCTTTCTTTATTTTTACTTTTATTGTAAACACCTTATCTGTATCCTTTCATTATTCTCGGAATACATCTATCATTTCCATTTCCTGTTGTTACTTCAACAATATTCCCTGACGATGGAACTTGTATATCTCTATAAAAGTTTTCACCCTCTGGTGAAATAAGGAATGTACCTTTACCTACAGGAATTTTTCCCGTTGACATCCAATTGTCTGCATTCCTGTATCTTGAATACAATATTTCATAATAAGAATACTTTGATAAGTCATCATTTAAAGTTAATTCTGTTATTTGATTAATCTCTGTAATTGAAAAATCTTCATACAATATTTTTCCTTCTATCTTATTATCTAAAGTTGCTAATTCATTTTTTATATTTTCGATATTAGCTTTCATCACTCATACACCCCTCTCACTATAAACTCAATCACTCTTCCTGTAGGTACTGCTTGTCCCCAATTGTAGAATTGTATCGTGTTTGATACTTCTCCTGTGTTTCCTACTTCTATGTAGTGTGTCCCTTTAATTAATCGTTCACCCATATAAATTACTTCTAAACTATTATCTCCAACTCTATACTTAAGCGGAATTGTATAATTCGTATTCTGAGCTATAGTTGTACTTGTTGTTATTATAGCTGTTTGAACAGTTTGTATTTTATTTAAATTAGTTTCATTTATAGGAGTTTTCTTGCTTGGTGAATTTTCAAAAACTAACATTACTTCTCCTCCAATCTTTTCTCTAATTCTTCTATTTTTTTGTCTGTTTTTTCAACATACTCTTGAAAAGCCTTCCATAACATTGATATCATGTCATAAGTATCAATACCATTCTTATCTTGAGATATTACTTGTTCTGGAGTGTTATATTTCCCTTCTAAATCTCCAATTATAAAACCTAAATGTTTTTTATCTGTATCTTCTTCTGTTTTATAATTAAATTGATATATTTCACTTTTTTTTACTACTTCTAAAATATTCTCTGGACATTTTTTTATATTCTTCTTTAAACTCTCTTTGGAACTGTTAACAAACGAATTAGCATACACATTTCCATCAACTGAAATTCCTTTAGAAAAACTAATTAGAGCATTTTTGCTTCTACTTGTAGGTTGAATATTATCTGTTGATAATACCCTAGGTTGAATAGCTCCCTCTACTTCAACTACATGTACATAACCAGTACCAGAAGAATATTCATCAAAATAACTGTTAGCTTTTTGATATATCTCTAGAACAGGATGTTCCACTAAACTTCCATTAGAATTATGGAATTGTATAAAAAATGTTGGAGTTGTGCTTTTCAAACAGCTTAACATTAAAGCTTGTGCACTCGTACCATTATAAGTAGAAGTAGCACGTTGTATTTTCCCTACTATTCTATTATCAGTATCATAAAAATTTAAATCTCCCCCTGTTAATGATGCATTTCTTAAAGAAGCTGATGAACAAGTTAAATTTCCGTATTTATCAACATTAAAGTTATTACTTTGTATTGCTATGTTATCTCCTGTTAGATTTATTGTCTTACCAGATAAATCTATTTTGTTTGCATTTATTGAGACAGCTTCAGCAGATTGATTTATCCTTGATATGATTTCATCATTTCCAACTTTTTTCGAAACTTGTGTACTTATATTGTCTGTAGTTTGTGTTATTTGAGAGTATTTTAAAGTAGCATCTGTTTTTGTTTCATAAATTTCTGAAACAGTAGTAGTTATATCTGTAGATGTTTGCTTTATAGCACTTTTCATTTCAAGTCTAGTTGGAAACTGTGTTATATATACATTTTGTGACATTAGTCTTACCATTAAATAACAAATATAAGGTGTATTATCATATTTTAGAACTTCTACAGTGTAATTTCCATCGGTTAACTCAATAGATGGGTAACTTATAGTTTCTATTCTTTCTTCACTCAATAAAACAACTTCTCCATTCGAATTGTAACCACATTTTTTTACTATATAACAATCTTCGTTGTTGTAATCCAAAACAAATCTATCGTAATGTTCCGAATCATAATATAATAGATCATCTGGTAATACATAATTAAAAACTTCATTAGTTGTTGTATTAGTAAATCTTAGTGTTCTTAATTTAATAAATAAATTATCACTTGGATATAACAAATCAAATGGATACAAATAGCTTATATTATCTCCTAATGGTCTTATTTCAATATTTATTGGCTCACTTTGATTTATATTTTCAAACGTTAAATAACCATCATTACTTTCTTTTGATGTTGTTATATCTGCAATATCACTTATTGAACTTTCTATTTTACCAAGTTCAATATTTATGTCTGCTATACTTCTACTATAGTCATTTAAAGTATTGGCAAGTCCTTCTATTCTGCTAACTGATAAAGTTCCTGTTGTTATGAATTTTGCATTTATCTGTCCATCCATAGTTATTGCTGTTTCAAAAGGTCCCTCATATCCATTTGAGCTAAATCCCAAACCTCCTAATCCCCATCTCCATACATTTACAGCTTCTTCTTTAGGAAGTTTGTCTAGTATTAAAATTTCATTATCATCTATATAAACAAATCCATTTTTATTCAACGAATTTATTAATTCTGTTTGTTGATTAATTACTATTTGTTGATTTGATACTTCTTGAGTTATAGATTTTATAGTATTTTTTATATTATTAAACTTAACTTTTACATCTCTTGAATAATTTCCAAATGTTAATTCTTTTATTTTTTTTGAGATAACATTGTAGACATACTCTAATACTTCTGTAGTAATTGTTACTAAAGGATGTTTTACTTGAATCGTATCTCCTATTTCCATATCATTGTTTATGTCTGATCTAGTAGTATAACTTACTTTAGGATATTGATTTTCAGTAATATATTCTCTTGCTTTTTCTCTTAATTCTTGTATAAGATTTTCTTCTGTTCTTTCTTCTTCTTCTAAATCCGTTTGAAAATCTATCGTTCTCGTATATGGAACGTCGTAACTTATCCTGCTTTCTAAACTTTTTTCTGGTAGCATAATTCCATCATACCCTACAGGATAAAGTCTAGTTACAACTGCTGACCAATCTTCGTATATTTCCATATCCTGCATATTTTTACCATAGATTATTGTTTCTCCATTGTCATGCCCAACACTTTGCAAAAAGTTAATATTCCAGTTATCTGCATCAAATACTCCTCCCCATCTTTCTTCAATTGTTTCGCAAGCTTCTAACATATTTTTTCGTATAAAGTATGCTGTACTCATAGTTTCAACATCAGAATAAAAAGAAAAAGGACTAACATTATCAGTCCTTTGATTTATGTAATTTAATGCATTTAAACCATTTAAATTAGTTGGTCGAACATCTAAAAGAAAATACTTTTCCATATCAAACATAACGTGATTTGCGGTAAACGTAATCTTTCTGTTTGTCTTTTTTAAGTCTTGATTTATTCTAAATGCTTGTGGATTTAATTTAGATTTAGTTTGTATTACACATAATTTATCTTCTTCTATATAATCTTTATATTTTATCGGTAACTCGACTTCTATATACCATCCATTGAGTGATTTCTTTTTATATTCTAAACATTTAGTTGGCTCTATGATTATATTTCCACCAGAAGAAAAATCTCTATCTGCTGCATCGAATATTTTTATCATAGCCATCTATCCTTTCTTCTTATTTCAATTTTACAATCTCCAGAATTTATAGAAATAAGATTTATTCCAACACTTAGTTTAGGAAATTCATACCCTATTTCTAATTGTCTATTTCTATTTAATCCATTACATTCAACTGTTTTTTCTTCACAATCTATTTCTACAAAATTATCAGAAAAATTATATACAAATCTAATGCCATTAATTGTTATATCAACACTATTAGACGTTTTTTT